AGTCCTCTGCTTTACTTTCCCCCCAATTGCTTCTGTGATATATTTCGTTTGGCATCTAAATATTTCTTTAACTTAATTATGTTCTTGTTTTACTGTGTTATATATGTTATAGTTCCCTCTACTGAAAGAAGCTCACCATCATATTGTGACATTCTTGCAAATTGCTTTGAGGCTTGACTGTTTATACTCACTAATCTCACTTCATTAGAACCTGCTTCGGTAGCTAGAAATTGACTACCGATTGACCTTGTTTCCGTTGGTAGGTAAGAATCGTCATTAACACCGAATACAATCGGCATAAGGGTAGATTGAGCTGCATTAAAAGGGAGTGTAAATCTCAATGGTAGTGAACTTTGGCTTTGAGAATCTTCTTCGCTTAAATAAATCTCAACAGTACACATCTTACCCACTTTAACATAATTCATTCTACGCTCACTTTCTCCACTCCAAGAAACATTCCAAGTTGTTGTATGTGATCCCGATTCATAGCCCATAGCATTCTCAGGTGATATTCTTACGTTATCAGAGCCTTCATACCCTACAAGAAAATCAACATCTGCGTTGTCTGTCTTTACTGTAAATTCGCTAAACTTCTTATTTGCCATTGCGTTATTATTTAAATCTTTGCCTTTGGTTTGATCTCTCCGTCTCTTTCTTTGATCAAGTCATTTATATACTTCTTCAACTTGACTATGTTTTTCTTCTTTGGCTTATATATCATAACACCCAACTATTAAAGTTATCGGATTTATCCGGGTACATTCCTTCGTTATTTGCTTCATTATATTCAGGAAACAATGCACTGTTATAATTCATATAATCCATAAATCTCCTTGTGTAGAACTCAGCTTTATTGCGTGAGTTCTCCACTAGATATTTTATCTCTTCCATCGTTGGTGAGTCACTAGACTCACTACGATGTTTAAATANACCTCCGTTACCAACTTGGTAACTTGCATACATATAGTAATCACTCTGNGCAAACCAAATAAGCATTGGAGTTAGATAGTCGTTTAGGAGGGTCTTGTAATTCGCATTNCCTGCATCATCTATGGTATCATTGACNATTANGTCAGATATTTTATCATATAGCTTTGTGCCTAGATAGTTCTGTATGTGAATGTCCTGAGACACCTCAATAAATTGGACGAACTTATCAGAATCGACAGCACCTCCAATAATGGACTTTCTCCTTAAATCGTTAGTCGTTACGAACAGTGCCTTCATCTTCCTCTTCTTTTTGTTTAAACAATGATCTTATTCTTTGCATCGCAGACAACTTTTCTCCCGTTTCCTCTTCACGCTTAACACGAGTCTCAATATTATCAAGCTCAGTAAACTCAATCGGTTGAAGGGTAACAAAGTAAAGGTTCAAGTCAATCCCGTTGAACGCCAAAATCTTATTAAGGCATTCTAAGATCGTTTCTTGGAATGGTCGGATAACAATGTTGTCCATAAGGATAGAAGCCGTTCTAAGCTCCTCTGCGTTGTTACCAAAGCCTGTATTGTCCTTAATACCAAGAAGGATCGGAGAAACAACTCTGTGTCCTAGCATAATCTTCTCACGGGCTTCATCAGCCAGGAATTGATATTGGGCGTGAGCGTCAGGGAGGTGAATAGGCTCAATGTCTGCTTTTCTATCAGGGTCTTCATTAAACGCTAAGATAAACTTACCTGAGTTTGACGTTCCTCCGAACTTGTCTTGGATTTTCCTCTCGATCAACTGTTGGGCTTCCTCGTCCGGAACTCCATTATTAAAGTTGATAAGAAGAGATGGCTGCAAACCATTTAGTATGTTATTGATGTGGTAATTGGATACTTCCTCCTCAAGTGAGCAATACTGCAAACATCCGTGGTAGTCTACAGGTGCATAGTAATAGAAGCCTGATCTGTATGGCTTGATTACATAAATCTCTCTAAGGTCACCCTTACCTCCGTTACCGAAGCTTGGTATTCTCTTAGGTTTATCAGAAGGCTTAATATCTCTCCACTTTGGATGATAGTAATATCCTTTTATCTTTCCGTCTGTTGTCTTCTCGGCTCTTAGCGTTTCCATAGGGAAATGCGTAATAGATGTAATTCTTGTTTTAGAACCGTTATAAACAATTTGAAGCGCAGCTTGCCCTAATAGCTTGAAATCGTTGACTACTTTCTTGATTTGGTCNGGCTTTACAAGACTCTTAAACTCAGCAAACATAACAGGCTTTTCATCGCTGTCTGTTGCGTTTAGTCCTCTGCCATAAATCATATCTACAATACCGTTAACACAACAAGAGTTTGTTGGGCTGCTAAGGTACATTTCAATAAGGCGATCAAAGTAATCGTTATTGTCACCATAAGTAACCCAATCGTGTCGGTGTTCCTCTTTAATCTCAGGGATTGTGTACCCCTGTAGATTAACCACTCTTATGGTTCCTGTTGCTTTTTTCTTCTTTGCCATTTTATATCGTTATATATTTCTGCCCACTAGGTTCAGCACTGTGCTCTATATATTTGTTAGTGTTCAGAGTTTGCTTTTGAGTTCTGTCGGTTTGAGCTGTGCAATAAATCTTATCCCTAAACAACAAATCAGAACCCTGCTTGAGTTCAAGAGAATATAGTTTACCTTCAGATAATATTGAGAACGTACAAGGTATGCTTATATAGTTCCCGTCTATTGTAGAGGTAAGGCTACTTAGTGTCTCCGTCTTCCTGGTGCCATCTTCTGTTACTACCATAGTAAGATTGCTTGCTTCGACATATTCTCTAGGCACAATCTTTAATGTTTGCGAGTCAGTAGATGGTAATAGGACCTTCATATATATATAACTAAAAGAGGCTTATTTTGTTTTAAATAAAAAGCCCCACCGATAAGGGCAGGGCTTTTGCGTTTAAGAATAGGTCTTATTACGAGTTAGTACCTTCTGTAATAGTTACAGTAGCACTAGACATCCCATCATAAGGATCAGCAGCAGTTGGAGAAGCCACAAAGTTTGCAGGCTTTAATTCCTGAGCTGTGAAAGTAAGAGTGTAACCACTCATATCTCCCATAGCAGCACCGGTGACAATCGTTCCCCCGGATACATCAGCACCGTGCTCAAGACCTACTACGAATACATTACCGTTGTAGTCCTCAACAGCAATGTGAGGTCGACCATAAGCTAATAACTTAATCTCTTTGTGATCTTCTTTACTTAGTTTGTGCAATGTAAGGTTAAGCGTTTGCTCAAAGAAAGTAGTTCCGTTTTCACGAGAAGAAGTTACAGCTTGCTCAAGGGAAGAGTTCCCTTTTACTTCATATTTGTAGGCAGTAAAAGTACCATCCATATCAGTAATCTCGTCATCAGTTTGAGTTACAGTACCGAAATCTCCGAAATCAGTAAAGTAAACCGCTCGTATGCCGCCGACTACGTCTTTGCAGGGTTCCTTTCTACCTCTAGTTAAATCACAAGCCATAATTAGTTCGTTTTAATATTGGGGGTGCCGAAACACCCCCTATTGAGTTAATAATTCTTAGTTAGCGGAGTTGGTGATACCGTAAGTAACGATGTCTCCAACTTGAGCGTATTGTACACCTGCAGTAAATCGCATTACTACACGTACATTTTGGCTTCCGTCAATTTCACTCATATCGATAACACGAACTTCATTTCTGTCTGAAAGTAATCCTGTTCCAAAGAATAGGTTGCTTTTCTGAGCAGCGATAGCAGTGTTATCAGAGAAACCTGCAGATACGAACAAAGGCTTGCCATCGAAAGATAAGCTACCGTTGTTGAACCAAGTAGTTCCTTGAGCGTTCAAACCGTTAGCACCAAGACCTGAAGCACCGAATCCACCTAAAGCACGAACATATGCACGAGCGATGTTGCTAGATACATAAAGGTGAGTGTCTTCTTGAGCGTAAACAGCAGAAGGGATAGCGTCAACGATAAGGCCTAATTGAGCGATTACGTTAGAAGCGTCAACAGTAGTACCGGCGATTTCTTGAGCAGCAGGCAAATCAGCGTCAACAGACAACAAAGTTTCAAATCCGTCAAACTGACCTGAAGTAGAAGTATCTCCACTCCAAATGTTTTTCTCAGTACGATCAGCAACTTTAGCAGCAACGTGGCCGATTACGAAATCAGCGAAGTTAGCAGGAAGTTGATCGAAAGCAGAGTAACCCATTTGTACAGCTTCCCAATCAGAGTGTAGGTCTTTCTTACAGATGTCAAGGTTTACTTGGAACTCCTCAGGTTGAAGAATCTTTTCAGTAAGAGTTAAAGTACCTTGTCCTGTTTGGAAGTCACAAGTGGCATCTTTTACGATGTCATCTGTAGAAGCCTTCTTAAGAACAGACTTGTACTTTACGTTAGGCATAATTGTGATACCACCTTTGTCAAGGGTATCAGCAGACAAAAGAGCAGCAGCGATATACTTACCACTAAACTCTCCTGCGTAAGTAGATGTAATAGATACAGACATTTTAATTTAATTTATTAGTTAGATAGTTTAGAAAATACTCGGTCAATAGTGCCTCGGCTTTTATTCTGAGCAAATTGGAAGTTACCTTTTTTAGCAACTTGAGCTTCAGGATCGTGAGACAACGGTTCAACTTGAGGCTCTTGAGCAGAAAGTTTCTCTGCCTCAGCAGGTACTTCCATTTCAACTTCCTCAGCGTTTAGAGCTTCAACCATAGCTTTTACTTCAGCCATAGCTTTAGCTAAATCTTCTTTGGTAGCATACTTAGCCATAGGATCTTCCTCTTTTTCTTCTTCGTACTCGTCCTTAGCTTCAGCTTCTACTTCTTCTTCTTGTAGCTCTACCTCGTCAGCTTTTACTTCCTCGGCAGCCTCTACTTCAACTTCTTTCAAGTCCTCAGATAGCTCTACTTGCTCTTCGATGACTTCCTTAGGAGCCTCTTCGGTTTCGTTAGCAAGCAAGATATTCTTGAACTTATCAACAATTTCAGATGCTTTCATATTGTGAATAATAAAAAATTAGTGTAAACTACTTAATAAACT